CCTATCACCAGATGAACAGTTCCGAGCTATCGCAGACGCAATGGAAGGCGTTGCAGGTCAAGGCGAAAAGGTTCGCTTGGCTATGAGCTTATTTGACACAGAAGGTGTTGCATTAGTTAACACTCTAAAGGGTGGTAGTGCCGCTTTGAAGGCAATGGAACAAGAGGCTGAGCGCTTAGGTTTGCGCATGAGTCGTGGATTAGTTCAGGGAGTTGAGAAAGCTAACGATGCTATAGGAACGTTAACAACTTATATTGCTAACGTGTTCCATAGAACAGTGGCAGAAATGGCCCCAGCTATTGAAGAAGCAACTATAGCTCTGCGCGAGTGGGCAGAAGAATCAATACAAGCTGCTGGTGGGCCTAAAGAGTTCGCTAAAGGTGTTGCAGTTGCTTTTCTTAATGCAGGCAAAGCAGTAATCGCATCAACTCAAGCAATGCTTAATGCTGTTATTAGAGTGGCTAACCAAGCTGGTAAGGCAATACAGAAACTATTAGATTTGCTACCATCCGCACTTCCTACAATTGATAAGTTAGACGATGATATTACGGCGGCTGGTGAGAATGTTAAAAGAATAGCTACCGAGTTAAACGCTTTGAATGGAAGAAAGAACCAAATAAAAGAAGATGGTTTAGCTGCTGCTATGAAAGAGCTAAAAATCTTACAAGAGGAAAAGGCTCTTGGTGAATACATTCAAACCTTTAAGCCTATAGAGTTAGTTAATTTTGATGGGGCTTTTGGTCAAATAGATAAGCTCATAGCTGGAGTCAAAGCTATTCAAATTGATGAAAAAGCAAAAGATGTTTCTCAAGGTGATGTTGCTAAAGTTGATTTAACTGCTTCAAGCATTAGCATGGATCAGCTATTACAGTTGCAGAATGCTAAATATACTATATTGCAAGATGCTAAAGCTGAGCATGAAGAAAAGATGCTTAGTATGACTCAACTATATTTACAGAAGCAGAGCGCAATGCAAAAAGCGGCATCTGCTAATAAAATTGATACTCTGCAAGAATCAGGCAAAAAGGTTGTAGGGGCTTTAAGTTCTCAATACAAATGGGCCTTTGATCTGCATAAGTCATTCGCCATTAAAGACGCTTTGATTGATACTTATAAAGCTGTGTCTAGTTCGTTTGCAAATGCGGGTGGATGGCCTATGGGTATTGGCCCAGCAGCGGTGGCGTTAGCTCAAGGTACTGCTAACGTTCAAATGCTTAGATCTACAAGCTTTCGTGAAAAAGGTGGCCCAATGGCTGCTGGTAGCCCTTATATCGTAGGAGAGCGAGGGCCAGAGCTGGTGGTTCCATCATCTGCTTCTAGTGTTGTTCCAAACGATAAGCTGGGAGGCGGCGGCAACGTCACCATTAACGTAACAACTAATGATGCAAGTGGCTTCGATGATTTATTAACTCGCAGTCGTGGCACACTGCTGGGATTAATGAACCAAGCGCTTAACGAAAACGGCAGGGAATCACTTGTATGAGCTACCCAACAATACCAGCATTTAATGCAATAAACCTAAGCTCCAGTAACCCTACCTTATTTTCTGAGGCGGTTAATGGTCGTATGCAAAGCAGAAAGATCGGGGGGCAGAAGTGGTCTTTTACAGCATCCTACGCCCCAATGATAAGGGATCAGTTCAACCCTGTATTTGCTTTCACTGTGGCGCAGAATGGGCGTCACGGAGTATTCACAGTAGTTCCAACTGAAATAAGCAACACCAGCGGCACAGCGAGCGGATCTGTAACCACTTCAGGCGCTAGCAGAGGCGTAACATCAGTTGCGGTAACGGGCCTTGCAGGGTCTTTAAAGGTTGGTGACGTAGTTAAGTTTGCGGGCCATGATAAAGTATATATGTTAACGGCTGACCGTTCTGGTGATGGCTTAATGGCAATTACTCCAGCATTAGTTGAGGCTGTTGGTTCTGAGCAGGTTGTATATAACAACGTGCCGTTCACTGTACGCCTAGCAAATGACATACAAAGTTATCAGGTAAGTTCTGGGATGTTCTTCAAATATGAGGTTGATTTCGTAGAGGCATTATCATGAGTCGAGGTATTCACGCTGATGTCATTACAGAGCTATCCAAAGATTCTTTTAATATGGCTCACATTGTAAGTATTGATTTCTCACAAACTGTTTACCTGACTGATTACGCACATGATATATCGCATGGTGGAAATAATTACGAATCAAGTAGCTATCTTTTAGGTCTATCTCAAGTTAATGAAACCTCAGATGCCCAGCTAGGCACGTTTACAGTTGAATTATCTGGTGTTCAACAAGCCTTTATTGCTATATTACTAAGTGAAAACTATATAGACCGACAGGTTATTATAGATCGAGTTATACTAAATTCATTAGGCGAAATCATTGGCGAACCAATATCATTGTATAATGGGCGCATTGATGGCTTTTCAATAAAAGATCAATAGATAAACGATATGAAAACCAGCAGCGTCAATTTATCAGTAGCATCCCACTGGTCGGATTTTAAAAAGAAATCTGGCAGGCGTACAAATCATAATGGTCAGCAGATCCACTTTGCTGGCGATAAAGGTTTTGAATTTGCAGCCAACACCGTAAAAGATATTAAATGGGGTAGATCGTAATGGGGTTCTGGATAAGTTTAATAGCTTCTGTTGTTGCTAGCTGGTTAGTTAGTGCAAGCGTAGCTGCATCAGCACCTCGGCGTGAAGCTGGAACAAAGGTTAACAAGCAAAGCAACGTTGCCGCTATACCAATAATTTATGGAGAGCGAAAAGTAAGCGGTACGCGTGTATTTGTATCTAATGGCGATTCCTCAAACACCTACTTATATATCATCCTTGCATTGTGCGAGGGTGAGGTAAATAGCATTGGCGATATTTACATTGATGACATATTGTCCACAGACAGCAAGTTTAATGGCTTGGTTAATATTACTAAGTATGTTGGCACTGATGTTCAGTCAGCAGATCAAACTTTTATAGATGCCAATATTGGCTGGACGCCAAGCCACCAGCTCAAAGGCACTGCTTATCTTGCAGTCAGGCTTAAATGGAGTTCTGACGCTTTTACAGGTATGCCAAATATTCAAGCCGTGGTTCAGGGTCGAAAGATCTGGACAGGTTCAACAACAGAATACAGCACAAACCCTGCTTGGATTTACCGTGATTACTTAACTAACACAAGGTACGGTAAAGGATTAGCTGCAAGTTTTATTAATGATACTCAAATAGTAGTGGCGGCAGATAAGTGTAATGCTTTAGTCCTTCCATACGCAGGTGCGGCACAGCAGAAGATTTTTGAATGCAATGCTGAGATAGATACAGATAATGAGATATTAAACAATGTTAAGGTTTTGCTATCAGGTATGCGTGGCATGATGACTTGGGCTAATGGTCAATATGGCTTAATAGTTGAGGACGCAGGGTCAGGCACATTCAGTTTTGATGAGTCAAACATTATTGGCGGCTTATCAATTCAAAGCGAAACCAAAAAGAATAGATATAACCGAGTTATTGCAACATTTACAAATCCGCTAAACAACTGGCAGAGCGATCAGATAGAGTATCCACCAGCAGGTAGTGCGGAAGAAGCTCAATATTTAAGTGAAGATGGTGGAACAGAATTAGAACTAGGTATTAATTTAGACACTGTTACCGATATTTACATGGCGCAAGATATTGCAGAAATAGCTTTAAAGACTTCGCGTAACGGTTTAGTTTGTCAATTAACTGGAACAAGTGAAGCTTTAAATGTTGCTGTTGGTGATATTGTAGATGTTAGTCACTCAACCCCTGCATTTGTTGCAAAACCATTTAGGGTTATTGCTTTATCTTTGCGCATGGATGGCACTGTGAGTGTTGAATTAAAAGAGCATCAAGATAGCATTTACCCGTGGTCTGCTAAAACAGAAGTGGATAACGTGCCAGATACCAACCTGCCGAATCCTTTTTTTGTAACGCCACCAACACCAGTTGGAATTACAGAAGAATTGTACGTTACAGTGAACTCAAAAGGCACTCAGTCTAGGGCCATATTTAACTGGTCTGCTCCTAATGACGCTTTTGTTGATAGTTACGAGGCATCTTATAAACTTAGCTCTGATTCTGATTTTATTGCAGTGGCTAATACAAGTAATACATCTATCAGAGTTGATGATATAAAAGTTGGCACTTATGATTTTAGGGTAAGATCTGTTAACTCACTTGGCGTTAAGTCTCAGTGGGCTAATTTTCAGAACCAAAACATAGCTGGCTTGACTGCGTCACCATCTGATATATCTGGTTTCTCGGTTAGAGCTTTAGATGGTCAGGCTCATTTGTCATGGTCAAGAGTTACAGATTTAGACGTTATTAATGGCGGCTATATTCGTATTAGACATAGTAATGTTTTAACTGGCGCAACTTGGCAGGATGGGCAGGACATTGGTGAGGCGATTGCAGGCACTCAAACCCACATAGTTCTGCCAATGCTTGCAGGAACATACATGGCGAAAGCTGTAGATGAGGGTGGAAGATTTAGTGTAAATTCCAACCAAGCTATAACAAATGTGCCAAACATAGTTGATTTTAATGCCGTCACAACTGTAACTGAGCACCCGTTATATGCTGGTTCTAAAACTGATATGTCTGTAGTTAATAACGTCCTTCAACTTGATGAAATATCTTCTGGTGTAATTGAAAGTTCTGGTATGTATTACTTTGCTAACGATGTAGACCTTGGTGGAACTTACACGAGTAGAGTTACAGCAAACCTAAGCAGCTCCACAGCTATAGCTACTGATTTATTTGACAGCAGAACAAGTAATATTGATGGTTGGGAAAACTTTGATGGTGAGCCTTCTGATAAGCTATCAGCTACTTTGGAGATGCGAACAACAGTAGAAGATCCATCATTTTCACCTACTTGGTCTGATTGGTCGCCTTTTTTGGTTGGTGATTATTTTGCTAGAGGCTATCAGTTCCGCGTAGTGGTAAATAACGATGATGCAAACTACAATATAAGCATCACAGCGTTAACAGTTACTGTTGATATGCCTGATAGAACTGAAAGAGATTTTAATGTAATTACAGCAGTAAACGGATCTGGTATTTCTTTTGCTCATGCGTTTCATGCTACACCTGCTGTCGGGGTAACTATGCAAGATGCTAACACTGGTGATTATTTCAGGATAACAAGCACTAGCCGCTCTGGTTTCAATGTACAATGCTTTGATAATACCAATACTGGCATTTCAAAAACGATCAACTGGACTGCCACAAGCTATGGCAAGGAGATATTTTAATGGCTCAACATGATATAGATATTGCTAACGCTTCAGGCGCTGGTGTAAGGTCGGATATTAACTTGGTTTTAAATGCTTTGGTTACAAATCATTCAGGAGCAAGCCCACCATCTGTAACTTTTTCATATCAATACTGGGCAGATACAACATCAAATACTCTTAAAAGGCGTAACGGAGCAAACAGTGCTTGGGTTTTAATGGGTAGTTTAGATGCGCCAAACATGGGTCTTGCCACACTAGCCAGCCCAGTTCTTACTGGCAATCCAAGATCTACAACGCCTACAGCTTCTGACAACAGTACAAAGATTGCTACCACAGCGATGGTTCAGGCAGCGGCAGCGGCTAAAGTTGCGGCGCATAATACAATACACACTATACTTAATGGCACTAATACAGTTGCTTCAATTCACATAAAAGCAACTCAGCCCACCAGTAGTTCAGATGGGGATATTTGGTTTGAGTATTAAAGTAAAGGCTGGAGGCGCTTGGCAAAAAGCTAAACCCCACGTAAAGGTCGGTGGTAATTGGAAGCCAGTAATTAGGGCTTATGCAAAGGTTTCTGGTATTTGGCAGACTACATATGAATATGAATATATTTATACTTTTGCTTCTGGCGAACATACCAATGTTGACCTAGATACTTTGGGATTAGATAAGACTCACAATGTAAGGGTTATAATTCCAGTATCAGCTAATATAATTGCAAGCTCTATCAGCCAATATGCTTTAAGAACTGGTACAGGTTATGGTGGCACTTTAACTATTGAGTGTTACGG